GAGCCGCTGCCGGACTGCATCGGCCACAAGCGCCTCAAGCCCGCCGACGGGGATGGGAGAGTTATCGCACAGCCCTTTACGATGCTTCGCCGCGCAGGCGTAGTAAAAATATTTCTTTCCGCCGCGGTTTGAAGCTGTGACGACCATTGCACTTTTGCACTCACGGCAAAACACTTTACCCTTGAGCGGGTACTCTCTGGCGCTGGCCGGACGCCCTACCGCTTCCCTTTTATTTTCTTTCATCTTTGCCTGTACCTTATCCCATGTTTCCCGATCTACAATGGCGGGGAGCGCGCCCTCAATCATGATCTGGTTATCTGCGACGGCGTGGCTGTTGCGCGAGCCGTCCGGCCGCTTCTCGACTTTGCCATACACGAGATCACCGACATACTTCGGATTTTTGAGCATGTCGTGCAAACTATTCGTGCCAAACTCGCCGCCGGTCTTTGTGTGCCGCCCCTCGGCGTTGAGCTGGCGGATTATCTCCCTATAAGTCCACCCGGCGGCATACCGCCCGAAAATCAGCCGCACGGTTTCCGCTTCGGCCTCGTCAATGACGAGCCGCTTACCCTCAACCCGGAAACCAAGCGGCGGTGTGCCGCCCGTGTGCAGCCCCTGTCGCGCCATAAAGCGCATTTTTTCGACGACCTTCTGCCGCGTCTGCAAGACCCACATCTGATTAAACAAAGCCATGCTGCCCTCGGCGACAAAGTTCGCGGGGTCACGAAGATCCCCGCCTATCATAGGCTGGGTGACGGACACGACGCGAACGCCCTGCCGGGCAAGCCGGTCACGGAAATCAAACCACGCGGACATTTTGCGAAACATACGCGATTGGTCGTAAATCACCACGGTATCAGCTCCGCCGCGGTCAAGCTGGCGCATCATGCGGGCATACTGCGGGCGGGTGTCTTTCATGCCGCTTGTGGCCTCATCTGCAAAAACATCAAGCACCGGCAGGCTGCGCTCATCGCACCATTTGCGGCAGGCCGAGACCTGCACCTCTATGCTGTCCTCGTTTTGCCTGTCCGTGGAGTAGCGCGCAAGGATATATGCGCCATGCATCAAAACCACCTCACAAAAAACCCGTTTGCGGCTATAGTAACCGCAAACGGTTTTTTTGTCAAGGGCTACAGCCGGATGCGGCATTAGTCCCATATATGCTCGGCGCAATACGCTGCCCACTCAGCCTCGGCATCGGCCAACGCCTCGGTGCCGTCCTCACCGTTGATAATGCGCTCGCGCGCCTTACGCCCAGCAGCAGCTTTGACATCATGCTCAGCAAGAGCCATGCCGTCGGCTTTGAGGTATGCGGCTGCGCGGGGGTACTTGGCATACAGCGCGTCAAAATCATATTGCGGGCGGGGACGGACACCAAGCCCACCGACGTCGGCAAAGCTACGCTCAAACTCGCTACGCCATTTATCAACATCGTCCAGCGCAGCTTGTATCTCAGCAAACCCGGGGATTGCGGCGATCTTCGCCTCGCGCTCTGCTTCGGCGCGACGCTTGGCCTCAAACTCGGCAGTGAGGATGGAGACGATCTCGGGCTTTGCAGCGACAATGGCATCAAAATCGCCGTTGCGTTTGGCTCTGACACCGTCGGCGATGTAAAGCCGCCCATCGGGGACGTACTGCCCGTCAATCCATTTCATCGCGAGTCTGATATCGTATTTTTTTATAAGCTCCTGTGCGTTCATTTGTAGTTGCCCCCATTCTTTTATCTTCTGCGAGGCCGGACACCCGGCCTCGCTTTTTTGATCTCAGGCGATGCCGCCCAGCAGCGCAGCGGCTGCCTCCTCGAGCATCTTGTTGTCGGATACGACGGCGCCGGTGTTGACGTCGATGTAGGTCTTGGAGGCCTTCATCCGGCGCGCCTCGCAGTTGCTGACACTGCAGTCACCGAGCGCTGCACGCTTGACATTGCCCGAGGTGTAGTACTCGCAGCGCAGACCAAGCACGGCGGCGCTAGCGTACAGCCTGTCCATGTTGCCCTTTGTCCAACGTTTAAAGCCCATCTTTTCAAGCTCGGCGATCTGGCACTCATTAAGCATTGTTTGCTTCTCCTTTTTTCGGGGGGCTTTTTGCGCCCTCATCATGGTTATAATATACCACAATGTAGCTACAAAGTCAAGAGAAAAAACAGAAAAAATGAAAAAAATCCGGGGAAAACCCGGATTTTTTGTACCGTACCGCGGCGCTACTGCGCCTGCTTATCGCTGCTGGAGCCCTGCAACGCTTGCACAAGCAGGCGCTCAATATAATTCGACATCGTGCGCCCGTCAGCTGCGGCTGCGGCCTGCAGCCGCGCTTTAAGCTCCAGCGTGATGCGCAGGCGGACAACCTCACTTTTCGCCATCAGCTGCACCTCCCTTCTCCCGGCTGCGGCGGATGCGCAACGCGTTGACGGTGGGGTACTCGGCGCCGTACTGCCCTTTGATGTACGGGATGCGGGCAAGCACGGCGTTACAGGATTTGCCGAGGCGGGCGGCAATCTCATCGACGCTCAGACCGGCGGCAAGAAGCTTGGAGTCGTCTGACGACGCCGCCCCGATGGTGAGCAGGATCTTGTTGACCTTGGCCTCGGATATCTTAACGCGGCGGGCAATCTCCCGCACGGAGCAGTGCTGCTCCCAGAGCCGCGCAACGGCGGCAAATGTGGCATCCATCACTCGCGCCTCCTCAGTCGTCCGTCCAGCCCCAGAGGTCAATCCAGTTGTGGGGGCAGTAGATGGAGTAGCGCACGGAGTCGCCGGCATGCTCGGCCTGCGCGAAGCACGGGCCAAGCTCGTCTCCGGGATAGCTGCGCTCGACAAGCTCATCAAGCTCGGTGATGCTTACGTCGGAATCGAGGTATACGCCCTCGCCCTGGTTGGTGATGTAATGGCGGATAAAGTCCATGTTGTACTTGGCTGCGATGGTCTTAAGCTCTGCTCTTGTCATTGTCATCTTCTCCTTTTTTCGGGGGGCTTCTTGCTCCCTCATCATGGTTATAATATACCACAATGTAGCTACAAAGTCAAGGGGAAAATCGAAAAAATATTAAAAAAATCCGGGAAGAACCCGGATTTTTTATGCGGCGGAAGGTGCGCCGAGCGCTGCGGAAACGCAGCAAAAAAGCGCGGGGCGCTGCACTTCCGCAGCGCGTCAGACACGAAGCGCGAAGAGAATTATTGACGCGGTATCGGCGCCGGCGTGGCGCGCGGCCGTCTGACCGCCGAGCCAGAAAAAGCCCACATCGGGGTTAAACCGGTCGACCACCAGCGCGGCGATTATCGCCACAAACAGCAGCGTGATAACCACCACAAGCACAAGCAAGCGCCGCTCCGCGCTGCGCAGCCGCCGCTCGTACTGGGCGAGCTGCTCCCGCGCGAGACTCAGCACGTCTCCGCTGCTGTCCTGCATCATCGCCGACATATCGCCCAGCAGCTCGCGCTGCTGCTCTGCAATCGCCTGATACGCGGCGCGCTCGCAGCTGCCCACCTCCGGCGCGCCGCCCTCCGCGAGCAGCACGTCCGCGATCGGCTGCACCGTATCGCAGACGCGAAAGCTCCAATCCTCGGAGCCGTCGGCAAAGACGCGCTTGACGGTGGACAGCGAGACGCTGCCCCCGGCCTCGGCCACCATCGCACAGATCCGGCCACAGCTAAGCCCGCGTGCGGCCTTGACGCGCTTAAGCCGCAGGATGATGTCCCGCGTCTGCGTGTCCGTAGTCTCCATACTATCTCCCCCTTTTATAATCGTCGGCCACTCCCCGGCCGATAAAGTCCTCCCTTTGCCGATATAGTCCTTGCGACGGCCACCGCGCCCATCTATGCTGATGCCAGAGGCGGCGAGAGCCGCGCGGAAAAATCAACATAAGGAGGCAGACAAAATGACAGAGCGCCCCAGACACCCCGACGAATACATCCCGCCGCTGCGCAGTAAGCGCGTATACGGCACAAAACTGGTCATCATCGCCGACGTCAACGACCCGCAGCTCCGGCGGCTGCTGGACATGCTGGCGGCAGACGCGGAGTCGCCGCCGCTGTTAAAATCTTGATTCAAGCGTAGCACCAAACGACAAAATTGTCAACCAAATGGAAGGAATTAAACATGGACTTAACAACGGCAGAGAGGGAGGAGTTTTACCGCGCAATGATCGCGGCGCTGACCGAAAACGCCAACCTGCGACAATTAAAGACAATATTCGCGTTTATCTCCGCATTTTCGACATAAGTCAAGGCCGGGGCGTTCGCCTCGGCCTTGGCATTTTAGACAAATTCCGCCGCGAAATTTTGGCAGACAGAAAACGGGAGAAATGCGCTTTCCCTGCCTTATCAATTCTGCCGCAGGTCGAGCTGGGCGCGGAGCGCGTCCTGAAGAACCTGCGAAAAATTGATATTGCGCTCCAGCGCGGCGGCGTTCATCCATGCGGGCAATGTGACGGTGCGGTTAACGGAGCGGTTAGCTTTAGCTTGCCGGACTGACGGCATGAACACGTCAACCAGTACGGCGCGTTCGTTCGGCTGAAGCTCCACGTTGGTCAGCCGGGACGGAGCGGGCAGAGCTACGCCGTCCTCCTCCAGCCCTGCCAGAACGCAGCCAAGCAGCTCACGGGCAGCGAGCAGCGCCTCGTCCTCGTTCTCACCACTAGTTGCCACATCAAGATCCGGGAAGGTGACGGCTATCTCCTGCCCGTCCTCATAGGTAAAGACGGCGGGATAGAAATAACGGTTTTTCAAGATATCAGCTCCATTCTTTAAAAGTATCAGGAGGGAGAGCGGGGCTTATCTAAATCTAAGCCCCGACTGTCTCTCGATGCTGTCAAGTGTCTTGCGCGGTATGTCCTTGCATGGGTGCTTGACCGTTACGCGGCCGGGCTTTGCCCTGCGCCTGAACTGGTGGTGGCTGCCGACTACGGCAACCTCGTACCAGCCGTCGGCGAGCAGCGCCGCGATAACTTCCCTCGATGAGTAGCTTTTCATTGCTTCCCCTCCTGACACATATATAATAACACATATAATTATATTTGTCAACAAGAAAGAGCAAATATTTTTATATTTGTTGTGTGCGGGGCGCGGATTGCCGCGTCGGGCGTTCCGTCCTCCTCGCAATGACGGAGCGGGACAAACACACGGCAAACGCACAATGCACGGGCTTGCCCCGTGCATTGTGCTATTTTGACAAATAATGCCGCGAAAATTTGGAAGCCGCAAGTGCGACGAGCGTGATATAATGGCGGTATCACGATTTGGGAGGAAAAACCATGAAAAAAATAATAAGCATCGTACTTCTGGCGGCGCTGTGTCTGTGCCTTGCCGCCTGCGGCAGCGCACCTGCGGCGGAGCCTACGCCTACGGAAACACCGGAGCCGACCGCGACACCGACACCGGAACCGACCGCCACACCGGAGCCGGAGAAAGACCAAGCGGATCTGCTGAAAACTTTCGCGGCGACAATCGAGGAGTCCTACGCGAAAACAAACATGCGGGCAACAGTTAACGTGGAGGGAAATACCATTGAGATGCTGCTGACGCTGGACGGCTTAAACGCAGCCGTCGCCGAAATGAAAACAAACGGCGACTACAGCGCATGGAACACAATGAAAGAGTCGTTAAGCGGTACAGCCGACAGCATAAGAAAAACTGGCGAAGCGATAGGGCTGACGGACTTTGTGCTCAAAGTGACGCTGTATGACGATAAAACCGCCTTGCCGCTTGTATCGTGGACGGACGGCGAGCAGACATATGATTTAGTAGGCGATTAAAACAGCATACACAGCAAAAAGCCGAGAGGGTTTAACCTCTCGGCTTTTTGTTTTTCGGCGCGGGTCGGAGCGGGCGCAGGCTTTGGTCAAGCGTGGTCAATGTCCGGCGGGGCTTCGGCGGGACGGCCCTCGCTGTCTTCGTCCTCTTTCGGCTGCCCCTCTGGCGGGTCGAGCCCGTAGACCTTGCGGCAAAAGGCGTCTATCGCGTCCCAGCTTTCGAGCGGGAGCTGCGCAAGGCAAGCAATAAAGCGCTTGCGGACGCTGCCGTCCGGATCTCGGGAGAGCTCGCCGAAGAAGGCGGCTATCTCCTCTTCGCGGCTGCGCTCCGGGAACATCTCGCCCACGCCGAGCTTGAGCCACTCCGGGGACACGCCGAACTCGCGGCATATAGATATGATAACGGCGTCGCTCGGCACGCGGAGGCAATTCTCATAGCCGGTTATGGTATTGCCTTTTACCCCAATTCGCGCGCCAAACTCGGCTTGAGTAAGTCCGAGATGTTTGCGCAAAAGCTTGATGCGCTCGTGCATAATATCACCTCCTTGATGATATTATAGCACTAAAACTCGCAAAGTCAACATTTTTATAAAAATACCCCTTGACAAAACTCGCGTTGCGCGTTATTATAGTCGCGTAGAGAGTTTTAAGGCTCTCGCAGTCAATAAAAATCAACAAAAAGGAGGGAAACGAGGGATGTCGAGATCATGGTGGGACGCAAGCCAGATGAAAATCAATCGGTGGGTAGACCGCCCGAAAGGAACTGTATGCAAAGAAATAGACGTTGCGCCCATAGTCCGCGAGCTGCTGCAACAGTGCGGAGACTATGGGCTGACGATTGAGGAGACTGAAGGCGTGCTTGAGATGACTGCAACGCTTGTCCGCTTGCGCAAACAAAACGCGCCGCTCAGTCAAGTGCTAAATGCCGCAGATACTCGTCCGTCCGACCGGACAGATACGCCCGCGCCTTGAGGTACGCCTCCAGAGCGTTGTCAAGCTCGCCGATATTAGGCGGGACAAGCTGCGCGGCTCTGCGCAGCTCTATGCGGGCAAATTCGACCGCAAGCTCGTGACAAACGGTCTCGCGGTCAAAATCGAGTTTTACGCCGTCCTTTTTGATAATCAAAAAAACACCCCCTTTCGCCGTCAGTATAGCACGGCAAGAGCGGGAGGGCAAGGAGGAGCGGAGAGTTTTCAGACCATCACAATAAAACCAACACAATGGAGGGAGGCGGATCGAGATGGACACGGGGCAGCTTTTGCAGGTGATAGCAATCGCAATCGGCAGCTTGGCGCTCGGAATGCGGATAGGCCGCCTGTTAACCCTTTGGGAAGAAAAGACCAAGAACCGCGACTATGAGAGCGACGAAGGCCGTTATTGAGTTGAAAATATCAAAACGGTGGTCGGCAAGGTACTGCCGCCGCTCGGCCTTGCGCTTGGCCTCGGTCATGCGGCGGCTCTGCTCGATAATCTCAGGGTCGATTTTTGGGATTTGGAAATCAGACACAGCAAATCACCTCCTCTCGCCGCCAGTATAACACGGCAAGAGCGGGAGGACAAGGAGGGACGGAGAGTTTTAAGGCTCTCGCGGTCAATAAAAACCAACACAAAGACGAGAAAAGGAGGCGACAATCGTGACTATAATTGAGGCGATCGCGGCGCGGACGACGGACAAAAACGGCATTACGCGGGAGTCGTGGACAACTCCCACTGAAAAGTTCCGCGTGGCAATACTGCCGACGCAGACCCCGGACTGCTGCATAATTTGCAGCAATGTCAACCGTTCGCCGTATCGAGGGTGGCAGCCCACCCTCGACGATCTGACGGCAACCGACTGGGTGCCGTGTATGGCGTATTAAGGCCACAGGATTCCGCGCAGTTCGGCGAGCCGGTGCAGCAGCTTGTCAACGTTTCGCGCGAAGCGCTGCTCCATGTACGCGATGCCGTCGTCAGTGATCCGGCACGCGGAAACGGCATTATCGCCAAAACCGGCAGAAAGCAAACCTTTCCGGCACAAACTCAGGGCGGCCGCGTTGATATCGTCAACAGGCCATTCGGGGACGCAAAGGGCTTGCAAATCCTCACAGTCCCCGAAACGCCCTGCATCATCGGCGGAAACGCCGTTTTTGCGCCGAGCTAAGTAAACGCTGTACATGCTGTCGAGCAGGTACTCAGCGTCATGGGTTAGACAATCAGACACAGCAAATCACCTCCTCACGCCGCCAGTATAGCACGGCGGGAGCGGGAGGGCAAGAAAAGGAGGACAAGATGACAATAATCGACAACGACCGCCCCACGCGGGAGCGGGTAGAGAAGATGCACGAGCTTATTGACGAGCTCGACGCGGCACAGAGCGCCGAGGTGCTGGCGCTGCTCACCGGTATGGTGATGCAGGCGCAGATCTCGGCGAGACAGGCGAGCTGATGGGTGCGCCTATGATAATCCCCCGAGCGGGCGGCCACGTCCCGCCCGCCACGGAACAGGAAAAGACCAGGGCCGCGGAGCTTATACTCCGCGCCTACATAGCGCAGCACCCAGAGGTGCTGCGGGAAAAGGAGAAAAAAACATGATAAAAATCGAGCACGGCAACCTCAGCATCAGCGGCTCAGGCGAAGAGACGACGGCCGACCTGCTGTCGGTGCTTACCGGCTACCGCGAGATGCTTATTGAGCAAGGCGGACTGACTCCGGAGCGGGCAGGCGACTTTATTGAGACGATCTGCGACATAAGCGGCAAGCCGTACGCGCGGCAGGCAATCAACTGCATAGCGAGCCTTGGCAACCGCACCCCACCTGCCGCCGAGGCTGAGGAGAAGAAGCGGCCCGAACACAACGACAGATGGGTGGCGTTTGTGCTGGCAACCTTGGCGATGATATTTGGCACGTACCCAAGGGGCGACGAGCCGCAGGCATAAAAAAGCCCCGTCGCCGAAGCGCCGGGGCTTGCCCCGGGGAGAAGAAAACGGGGCATAGGAAAAACTACGTCTATATTATAGCAAAAAGGGAGAGATTATGCAAGATGGATATACCAACAAACGGCGAGGTAATCGCGTGGGCGGTGCTTACGATAAGCACGGGCTATGCGGCGATACGCTTTTTTATCCGCGAGTGCATCACGGCGGATCGCCGGGAAGAGGAGCGCCGCAATGCCGACTTATAAAACCAGAGTGCACCGCGACGGACGTCGGCGCGACGAGACTCAGCCGTACCTGCACACGGCGCGGCACTCGATGTCGCCGACCGCCAAGCTGGCCGTTGCGATAGTGCAGCAGGCCGTCGAGGACTGGGACGGGCTTATAAAGCGCAAGGCGTGGCGGCTCGGCGGGCAGCAGCCCGTCAGCGCACAGTCCTCCGCCGCGGGCGCGAACTCTACGTTTACGGAGATACGGCTATTCTTCCGCCGCGGCTTCATCGAGCTGCTCCTGCCGGACGGCTCGGCGCTGACGCCGGAGGGAATGTTGGAGATTTTGGAGCGCCGCCTGCAGACGGCGATGGAGGCGGACACCGAATGGATGCAGCAGCAAAAAGAGATGCAGGCCGATGCGGCGAGTGCCCATACCTCCGCATAGAGCAGGGGCCGGGCGGGACGACCTGCGCCCGGTGCTTTGACCCGGACAACCGGGAGATAGAGCGGTGGTACGGCCGCACGATAGATTACAGCGCAACCGGCCGGGCAGATTTCAGGCGCAGCACGCGCCGCCCGGCGTGGTGCAAAAGGAGAGCGAAATGAAGGCACTCATAGCCTGCGAGGAGTCGCAGAGAGTGTGCATCGCGTTTAGGGAGCGCGGGCATGAGGCGTACAGCTGCGATATACAGGATTGTTCTGGCGGTCATCCAGAATGGCATATCAAGGGCGACGCGCTCGAAGCCATACGCGGTGGAACTGTAACCACCTGTGACGGAGTGCGCCATGATATCGGCAAATGGGATTTGCTGATTGCGCATCCGCCCTGCACGTATCTAAGCAACGTTGCCGGGATTCACTTTTCCCTGGAACATACACCGGCAGAAAAAGTGGTTCTCAGATGGAAAAATCGAGCGCAGGCGGCGGTGTTTTTCATGCTGTTTTTAACGGCGAATGCGGATAGGATTGCGATTGAAAACCCTGTCGGATTTATGAATTCGGCATACAGACCCGCTGATCAGACAATCCACCCGTATATGTTCGCTGAATCAGAGGATGACGCAGAAAATTATGTTACGAAAGCCACGTGCCTGTGGCTAGTTAATCTGCCGAAACTTAAAGGGAATGGGCTACCGAAACCGGACAATGGTAAGCTCTTCGGCAAACTCCCAAGCGGTAAAAATCGCACATGGGAAGACACTTATAGTCGAAGTGCCAAAGTACGAAGCAAAACCTTTCCCGGCATAGCTGAGGCGATGGCTGCACAGTGGGGTGGAGGTGCGAGGACGAATGGATAAAGAACATACAGCGATGGAGCGGCTGCGCCTCGCCTCGGATATGTCGCTGCGCCTATACAAGCAGCCGCTTATGCTTACGGATTCCGGCGGCAAAGACTCCGCGGTAATTTGCCGCCTCGCCGAAAACGCCGGAATCCCGTTTGAGATCGTGCATAACCACACCACAGCGGACGCGCCCGAAACCGTGTACCACGTCCGCAAGAGAGCGAAAGAATACGAGGGTAAGGGCATCAAGTACACTATCGAGCACCCCACATACAAAGGCGAGCGTACCTCCATGTGGGCACTGATACCTCAAAAGTTAATGCCGCCGACGCGGATTGCGCGGTATTGCTGCCAAGTCCTCAAGGAGCAGAGCGGTAAGGATAGATTTATCGTCACCGGCGTCCGGTGGGCGGAAAGCCCTGCACGCAAGGCGAACCGCGACAGCTTGGAAATCCTGCGGCACAACAGGGGCGAAAAGTTGCTCCTCAACTGCGATAACGATGACGCGCGGCGACTTTTTGAATCATGCGAGCTGAAGGGCAAACGCATTTGCAACCCGATCGTAGATTGGACGGAGGATGATGCGTGGGCATACCTCGGCGAGCAGAAGGTAGAGGTTAACCCGCTGTACTGCGAGGGCTGGAAGCGCGTCGGCTGCGTTGGCTGCCCGATGGCGGGAAAAGCACGTTATGCCGAGTTTGCGAGATACCCAAAATTTCAGCAGCTGTACATAGCCGCATTTGAGCGTATGCTCGCAGAGCGCAAGCGGCGAGGCAAACTTGAGGGCAGCTGGAGCATGGGCGCAACAGGCCGCGATGTATTTCATTGGTGGATGGAGGACGGTGTTCTCCCCGGCCAGTATACGCTTGATGATATGGAGGCAAGCGATGAATAAAGACTTGATGTTCTCGTCCGCGACGTGCGAGTGGGCAACCCCGCCGGAGCTGTTTAAAGCGCTGGATGCGGAGTTTGGTTTTACTTGCGACGTATGCGCCACAGCTGATAACGCAAAGTGCAAGGAGTTTTACTCTCCGGAACAAGACGGGCTTGCTCAGGAGTGGACGGGCGTATGCTGGTGCAACCCGCCATATGGCCGCGAGATTGGCAACTGGGTACGCAAGGCAGCGGAAAGCCGCTGCACCGTCGTAATGCTTCTCCCGGCGCGCACAGATACAAAATGGTTCCACGATTACATATATGGCAAGGCGGAGATCCGCTTCATAAAGGGGCGGCTAAAGTTTGGAGATGCAAAAAACTCGGCTCCGTTTCCGTCGATGATAGTGATTTTTAAACGCGAAAGCGAGGAGGGCTAACTGAATACATAGACAAGGAGAAACTGCAATGAGATTTAAGGCGGCAAAAACAACAAACGAATTCATATTGATACCAACATTCGGCTGGATAAATGAGCGCTATTATTACGGCTATCCGGTTATCGCCATTGCCTTTGCGTGGCTGTGCTGGCGGTGCAAAATCAAAATCGGGGTCAAGAAGTATAGGAGGTAAATTATGGCTGAATACATAGACCTAGAAAAGCTGCTTGCCAAAATCGACGAGGCATTTTTTGAAACTGATCCCGACGGGAAAGAACAGATAGGCGTGCTGAAATGCAGGGCAATTATCCGCGAAATCCCCGCAGCCGACGTTGCGCCGGTGGGCTGGATCAGCGTCAAAGACAAGCTGCCGGAGCCGGAAACCGAAGTTCTGGCGGTGTGTGTGCGGAACGGCTACCGCTTCATCTGCCCCGTGATTTTTGAGGACGGAACCATGCTGACGCAAAACAGCATGTGGAACTGGTATGAGTTGGAGAATTACGGGACGTACAGTGAAGAAAACGATGATTACTTTGTCCCTGAAGGTTGGTGGGAAAATCGGCAGTTCACACCGGACGACATATACAACAATCCCGTGGATTGCACGGTCACTCACTGGATGCCGCTCCCCGAACCACCGATAAGCGCGAGAATGGACGGTGAAAGCAATGGCAAGGCTGATTGACGCGGATATAGCATTAGAAAATATCGACGGATGGCTTGACACAGTTGGAACGGCGCTGATTGGCCGGGGGCTTTCATATTATGCGGAACTGCAAGGCTGCATAGAGGATGCGCCCACGGTTGACGCTGTTCCCGTGGTGCGTTGCGAGGACTGCAAGTATGGCGAGTTTGTCTCGTGGTGTTCCAAATACTCCTGCCGCAAGGTCGAGGGGTTTCTGAATTTTCACAATTTTTATTGCAAGGATGGTGCAAGAAAGGAGGATGCGGAGTGAGTGAAAAACGAGAAAAGAGGCGCCGCTACAATCTGCGGCTCGATTTTATCGCGCAGTTTTACAAGTGGCTCGATAGTGAGCCGCCGCGCTGGAAGCTTGTAAGTTGGCGCAGATGGAGAGATACCGCAAGGGGCTTGCAGCGAAAGCGTTTTTCTTGGCGTTCCTCAACGCCGACATTCCGCGTGTCGCAGTCGAGAACCCTGTATCATCGAAGATTTTTGACATGCCGGAGCATACGCAAGAAATCCAACCGTACCAGTTCGGGCACCCATACACTAAGAAAACGCGCCTGTGGCTCCGCAATCTGCCGCCGCTAACGCCGACGAATGTTGTGGAGCCGGTAGCGCCCTATGTGCCGTCGGGCACCGGACGCAAGGACAAGAGCAAGTACGGCGCGGCGCGCCGCGGCGCCGGAAACCGGGGAAAAGCTGACCAGCGCCGTGCGGGCGCTGGTGGAAAAGATAGGAGGCACACTATGAGCGATACAACAATTAAGGACGTCCAGGACCTGCGACAGCTTACCGAGGAGGAGCAAAATCGGGAGTGGCAGCACCGACAAATGAAGATATTTGAGCGCACGGTGGAGATGACAGAGTGGGCATATGGGCGGTGGAGAGCCTGCGTTGAGGATGGCGCCCTAGCACAGGCCAGAGAGTACGCAAAGATGTTTGCCCAGCTCCGTAGCCTGCCGATACCCTACGCATGGTACGGGGGGCGCGCCATATGAAACTATCTAAAATAGCAAAACTTTGCGTACGGGCAAAGCGCGTATACCTCTACGACGACACGGAGCGCGGCATACAGTGGGTGGGCGACGGGCGCAGTATGTACCCGCTGTATATGATGCCGGAGCTTACCACGGAGACGGTGCTGCGA